TCAGCAGCCCGCGACGCGCTCCATCTCGTTGAGCACGTCGTGGATCATCGAGTTGGTGGCGGCGGCTTGGCCCCGGCGGTCGGTGCCGTACACCAACTTGGCGACCTCGGCGGCCTTGGCGTAGCGGCTCTCCCGGTTCTCGTCGCGGGCGATGTGCGCGATGCAGATGTCCTGCCTGCCCGCTCGCCGGGTGTGCTGCTCGATGGTCACCTCCGCGCCGCGCTCGGTGCGGCGGATGCTGATGTCCTGGTCGATCCCCTCGATCACGATCGTCTTGATGGTCATGGCGTTGCTCCTTGCGGTTGGTGGTTCTCGTCACTCGGCGTCGTTCAGAAAGGCCTCGACGTGCTCGGGGTCCATGTTGCTGAGGAACCCGACGAGGTCGATCAGGTCGCTGCGGACCTTTCCGAGGCTTCCCGCAAAGCCCCAGTTGCGTGGGTCGGCCTTCGCCCCCTCGGCGTGCTTGTCGAGTTCCATCTGCAGCACGTCCATCAGGCGGGCGATGTCGTTGCGGCGTGCGGCGTACGTCTCTGCGGCGGTCGGTTCGGGCTTGGTGGTCTTGGGCGTGCGCTTCGTCATGGTCGTGCTCCTCGGGGTTGTGGTTCTCTGGTAAACAGCGAAGCCCGCATGTCGCGGGCTTCAGGTCGTCGGGTGGTTGTCGTTCTTGCGGTCCCAACTCGTCGTGTCTTTCGGCTGGCCGACCGCCCGGAGGTAGTCGACCAACTCGTCGGCGGTCCAGGTGTCGCCGTCGATCGCGTCGTGCTCGTTGGGTGCGTCGGTATCGCGGTCGATCTCGAAGAGGCGGAAGCCGCCCAGCGTTCCGGGGCGCGGTCCCCAGTGCCCGTCGAGGTGGCGGCCGCGTCCGGCGGGTACCGTCGCGATGTTCCAGGTGCGCCCGTCGGGCGTGTGGATCTCGATCGCGGGGATGTGGAACCCGCTCTTGGCGAGGGTCTTGGCGAGGTCGAGCGTGGTCTTCGTGGTCGCGTTCATGTTCGTGGTCTCCGTCGCGTGCGGGGGGTGCGTTGTTCCCGCTCGCGTTGGACACACATTGGCCGGCTGACGGGGAACAGGCAAGGCGTTCGGCCTGCATTTCTCGATGATTCTGCGACATGTGGGCAACTCGGCCAAGCATGTGGGCGGCGCGGGAAAGCGGGCCGCGTAGCGCGGCTTCCCCACCCGCCCGTTGGCCACGGGTTGGCCCACGATCGCCCACGTCGCGTACTCGCGGCGGGGCGTATCAATCCCCGCCACGCGACCGTCGGCGCTCGGACGCGCAAACAAACTCTGTCTCCAAGCGCGGCTGTTCCCGCGGGCGTAGCAACGCGAGCCGGGCGGGGAAGTACCTACCGACCCCCTCACCCCCGCCGTTAGGCTTCGGGCTGTTGGGCTCGTGGTAGGCGCGGCCTGGCACGCGACCTGCATGGGCGCGGCGGGGCGGGAGGGGGGAAGTACTTGATGAAAGAGAGAGATGTTTCAATCTTTCAATACTTCCCTTACGCCCATGTCCGTGCCCGCGCGTACGCGATCCGCGTGCGCGCGCGGGGAATAGATGAATGATTGAACTATTCGGCTCATGCCAGCACATACCAGACCCTCGGTCGCGTTGCCGTCGATTCCGATTCCTGCTGCAACTGCTGCGTTTCCAAGAGGTTGTCGATCACTTCCTGCCGTTCCCGCTGGGTCAGCCACTGCGTCTTGCGGCAGAGTTCACTGCGGGAGATCTTTCCGCCCGCTCTGCGCACCACCCGGACCACGCGCTTCTGCCGGGCGTCGAACACACCGTCAGCGACCCACTCGTGGGCGATGTACAGCATCCGCCGCGTCAGGTACGACGAGAGTTCGCACGCCCAGCGGGCCGCATCCTCATCGATGACCGGCTTCTGGGCGTTCGCGGAGCACGCGTAGATCAGCGCCAGGCGGCAGGCCTTCTCTTCGGCCCGTGCCCACAGCGACCGTCCCGCCTCGTCCGGCTTGCCGAGCTCGGCGTCCACCATCGCCGCGAGTGCGTCGAACACCGCGCCGGCCTCCGGCGTCGCCTCGACCACGATGGGCTGGGGATGCTCGGGGGCGAGGTTGCCGCCGGGCTTGAACGATCGCCAACACTCGGCGGCCTGCTTGAGGGGTTCCGGGACACCCGTCGCCTTGGCGCGCTGCCGCGCCGGCGTCTCGGCCGACTCGAACACGAGCAGGCGGGCGATGAACCCATCGCTCAGGCTGTCGGCGGTGAGGGACTCGAAGAAATGCTCGGGGACGGTCGTGCCGTAGACGCTTACGCACGGCTGGTCGACGACCTTGTTCCGCTTCTTGTCGGCGTAGGCCTTGCCGCGGAAGACCGTGTCGGCGCTGGAGTAGAGCTTCATGAGCGCCGTCAGCACATTGAACAGGTGCGGTGCCTTCTTGGGGTCGCCGATGGTGCGGAGGAAGCGGCCGAACTCGTCGATCTGGAACAGGATCGCCGGCTCGGCCTCGACGGCGGTGATCAGCCCGGCGTCGGACGCGAGGTCCTCGTTCCCCTCGTGCTCGACCATGTCGGCCGCAAAGCTGATGTTCTTGTTGACCTTGCGAGCGTTGTCCTTGCCCGCGCCGGAAGGTGCGACGCCGACGCAGTAGACGTTCGTGCGGTTGCCGCGCTCGTCGCGCACCTTGCGGGCCGCGAGCACGGCCTGGAGGCAAATCCCCGCCGCCAGCGCCAGCACCGGCTGCGGCCGCGTGGCCGTCGCCAGGTTGTGCGCCACGACCTGCTCGATGAAGCCCGGCACGCGGAGCAGATGATCGGGGAACGGCCCCGGGTCGGGCGGGCGCTCGGAGCGGGGCCGCTCGCCAACGGTGCGCCGGCGTTCCGGGTCGAATCCGGAAAGATCCACGCCGCCCATGTCGTCGGGCTTCTCGGCATCGCGCAACCACCCGTACGGTCGGTCGTGCGGCTTGCTCGCCGCGTCGCTGACCTTGTGCCGCAGTTCTTTCTCCGACCACGGCGGCTGGCAGCGAGGGTTGTACCGATCCCATAGCAGCCCGAACGCCGCCTCGGCGTCGAGCCCAAACCCGTGCACCATCGCGGTCGCGGCGGCATACGTCTGGCTGTGGCCGCCCGAGCCGGAGATCGCCGGCGGGATGCGGTCGATGTACGCCTCGGCGCGGCGCAGGACGGCGTCGTCGGCTAGGAATGTTCGCGTTCCTAGTGCAGTCGGCTGTGAACGCTGACGTTCCTTGCACCCATGTCGCTGCTCGATAACAGCATTCGCCAGCGCCGCGACCGCCGCGCCGAGCGTCTCGACATCCACGTCGGCGGGCTCGCCTTCGAGCGGGTCGTACGGCTCGCCGCTGGGATGCATGCTTGGGCCGACGACCGTCTGCGCCCCGGTGCTCCGGAGCTCGACGATCATCTTCTTGGTGGCCGGGTCCTGGTGCTTGCGGGTCTTTGCCCCCTCGCACACATACCACCAGTGCGAGGCGGGTTTGCCGGGCCGACCCGACTTCGCCCCCGTCGGCGGCAGGAACTCCGGAGCGAGCGCCACCGCCTCCTCGCAGTCCAGGTCCACATCGACGAGCCAGCCGCTCGGCTCGCCCAGCAGCACGCCGATGTTGCCTGTGCCGTTGAAGTGCTGGGGCAGGTCGGCGTCCGCCAGGCGCAGGTCCGTCCAGCCCTTGAGCACGGGGATCTTCGATCCCGCGGGCACCGGGATCGGCGCGTAGCCGCGCGCGAGGTACCACCGCGCCGCGTCGAGCAGGTTTGCCGGGCCGTCGCTCATTGCTTACTCGTCGTCCCCCTTCGTCTTTACGCCGGCGCCCATGATCTTGAGCATCTGCGCCGCATGCTCGCGGTCCTTCTTGCTCGCGCGGTAGTCGAGCAGGCGGTCGAGGTCCACGACCGGCTTCACCGCGTACTCGAAGCTGTGCTCGCTCCCGGCCAGCCCCAGGGCGTGCGCGATCGCCTGCGTGCAGCGGCTGGAGCGGTGCGTCCCCGCCGCCGCGATCAGCAGCGGCACCTCGGCCCGCGTCTGGCCGTGATACATCAGTCCGCCGACGCTACGGGCCAGCAGCGAGCCCACCCCCTTGGCGTCGCTCTTGTCGATGGGGGCCGAGGCGACGTGCCGGCCCAGCACGCGGCCATCCTTGTCCGTCTCTTCGATGGTGATCGTGATCATCGTGTGTTCCTGGTTAGAAAGGGATTTCGTCGTCGGGGATGCCGTACGTGGTGCCGACCGGCTGGGGCAGTTGCTCGGGGAGGCCTTCATCGCCCTCGAGCCGCGGTGGCTTGTCCCCCAGCCGGTGCGCGACCACCCGCTCGAATTTCTCGCCAGCCTTCTTCTCGACCGTGATGTGCAGCGCCGGCGCGAGCGCGCCAGCCCGCGCGAGCTCGACCGCCTCCTCAGTACCGCCGGGGACCGGCTCGACCGAGCGCGCCCGCCACCACGCCTCGGCCTTGGTCCGCGCGTACCCGGTGTGGTCAAAGCAGACCCACTCGCGGAAATAGCCGTTGAAGCCGACGCGGTACTCGACCCGCATCGTGAGCGGGGCAGCCGGGTCGTTCCGCTTCATGTGGACGTGGTACGTGATCTCGCTGACGCGGTGCTGCTCGCGGGTCGTCTGGCCCGAGAGGATGCCCTCGGTGCTGGCCCGCGCCTCGTGCTTCTGCTTGTTGGGCTCGGGGAACTGGTGCCCGCACTGCGGGCACGTCTGGTAGCCCGCCGCGATGAGCGCGTGGCACTGCGGGCACTCCTTGGCCGGAGCCTCGCCTTCGCCACGGTCGTCGGCGCAGACGCGGATCGCGTCCACCGGGCCATGCCGGAGCACGTTTCCGCCGAAGTCCAGCACGAGACAGTCGGCCTTGCTCGGGTTCAGACGGAAGCCCCGCCCGACCATCTGGTAGTACAGCCCGGGCGACATGGTCGGGCGCACGAGCGCCACGCAGTCGATGTGCGGAGCGTCGAAACCGGTCGTCAGCACGTTGACGTTGCAGAGGTACTTGAGCGCCCCCGAGCGGAAGCGGTCCAGGATGGCGCTACGCACGCCCGTGGGCGTGTCGCCGGACACGAACCCGCACTCGACGCCGTGCCGGGACTTAAGCACTTCGACGATGTGCTGACCGTGGCGGATGCCCGACGAGAAGATCAGCGTGGCGGTTCGGTCCTTGGTGTGCTCGACGATCTCGGCGCATGCGCCTTCGACCAGGGTGTCCTTGTCCATGAGGTCCTCGACCTCGCTGGCGACGAACTCGCCGGCGCGGACGTGCAGGTCGTCGGTGCTCACCTTCTGGAGTCCCGCCTTGGTCCGCAGCGGGGAGAGGAAGCCCTGCACGATCAGTTCGCGGACGCCGACCTCGAAGCAGACGTGGTTGAGGATGTTGCCCGGCTCGCAGATCGGCCCCGACTTCATCCGGAACGGCGTCGCCGTGAGCCCGATCACCCGCGCCAGCGGGTTCACGACCTTGGCGTCGGCGATGAACTGGCGGTACATCCCTTCGCCGTCGGGCGGGATCAGGTGCGCCTCGTCCACGATGAGCAGGTCCACCGGCCCCAGGTCGCACGCCCGCTGGTAGATGGACTGGATGCCCGCGATCGTGACGGCGTACCCGAGGTCCTTGCGCTTGAGCCCCGCCGAGTAGATGCCCACGGGCACGTCCGGCGCGATGGTGCGGAGCTTGTCGGCCGCCTGCTCGAGCAGTTCCTTGACGTGGGCCAGGATGACGACGCGCCCATTCCACGGCCCGACCGAGTCGCGGCAGATCGTGGCGATGACGGGTGTCTTGCCACCCCCGGTCGGGATGACCACGCAGGGGTTGTCATCCCGGGTCCGCAGGTGCTCGTACACCGCGGCGATGGCTTCGGATTGGTATGGACGCAACTGCATCAGGACTCCAGATCCGAAACGAGAACTCTCACCTTGCCGCCGGGAACCGGGGTGCTCCGCACGACCCGGAGTGAGTCGATCTGACTGTCGTCCTGGTACGCGCCACCATGCTGGAGCGCGTCAAGGAGTGCCTTCAGGATGTTGTCGAGGTCTCTCCGGCGACGATCGGGCGGGTGCACGCTGAAGAACAGTGCGACGGAGCCCCCGGCGGAATCCACACCCTGATGCGCGAGCTCTTCCGCAACGCGCTGCCGGTACTCACGCCCAGCACGGCTGATCATCGTGCGGTCCCCAACGTGACGCCAGTAGTGGTTGACGCTCGGCGGGTACGACAGTTCGTACACGACTTCGATCTTCGCCTCGTCCTCGAAGTCGTCGATTACCTCTTCCACGGCGGCGTCCCTCCCGCGGGCACGCGAGCGCCCGCAGCGCCGCCGCCCCCGTTCCCGCCCTTCTTGGCGTAGCCCTTGATGACGTTGGTGAACTCGCCGTTGTCGTCGCGCTTCTTCAGCCCGACGTTGATCTCCAGCGGGATGTTGTGAAGCTCCACCGAGTCCTTCGGGGCCATGACCCCGACGGCACGGCAGATCGCGGACAGCTCGCCCCGCGCGATCTTCACCGTCATCTCGCTCTTGTTCTCCAGGTTGAGCCGCGCCCAGACCAGGCGGCCTTTGCGCTCGCCGTCGATGATCTGGAACGTGAGCTGGAGGTACTTCCCGCCGCCCGCCTTCGTCGGCTTCATTTCCGACTCGGTGATGACGGCGATGTACTTGCCCGCGGGGATCGGGTCGAGGGCGACGGAGGGGTCCACGTTGTTCGCGTCGAAATTGTTCAGGTTCGCCATGGGTCAGAGTCCTTTCAGTTGGTGGCGGCCGCGCCCTCGCTGGGCGCGGCGTCGGTGTTCTGGGTGAGTGGGGTGGTGGTGCTGCTGCCCTCGCCGCGCGAGGCCGCGACGTGCGCCGCGAAGACGCGGTAGTCGAGGGGCAGTTCCTCGGGGAGGTTCAGCCGGTTCTTGGCGACGTGCGCCGGCCGCTCGACCGTGCGGACGATGCGCTCGCCGGTGCCCACGCCGTTGTGTTTCGCCTTGTTGAACCCCTCGTCCACCTTGACGGTGAGCACCTTGTACGTGGCAAAGAGCACCTCGTCGGCCCACTCCTGCACCAGCGCCGAAGCGAGCTTGTGCAGCCGGGGCGAGTAGCGGTCGTACGGCACGGTTTCGGGGTTCTCGAACTTCTCGATCTTGGCGTGGGCGATGACGATGACCGTCATGCCACGGTCGCTGCGGAGCGCGTCGAGCGCGCCGAGCACGGTCCGCCACTTCTCGATGGCGAAGGCATACCCCTTCGCGTACCCGATCTTCTCGATGCTCGGCGCCTGCTCGTCCTCGCAGACCTCCTGCCAGATGAGCCGTTCGAGCCAGTCCAGCGAATCGATGACGACGGTCATGTACCTGTGGTCGCCCGAGTAGAGCGTCTCCAGCGCCGCCATCACGTCGCCGAGCGACCGGGCCAGCGGGAACGACTCGCACTCGATGTCGCCGAGGCCGTCCTCGGTCGGAATGAAGATCGGGGTCTCGGCCATCGCGCCGAACGTGCTCTTGCCAATGCCGTGCGTGCCGTACAACATCACGCGACGGGGCTTGGGCCTGCGGCCCTTGGTGATCTGGTGCATCAGCGTGGTCGCGGTCATGGGTTCTCCATTGGGATCGAGGTCGTGAGCGAAGATGTCTTGGACGTACTCGCCCTGGCCGAGCCGGACGAGCGGACTGCCACGGCACCGGCTCATGCGACCGGCTCGCACGGGCGATTGGCTGCGGTTGGACGCTTCGGCACCGGTCCGTCGGCCCGGGCGACGGCGAAGGTGTCGTCGCCGAACTCACGCGTGCAGAAGCCGATGAAGACACGGGCCACGGCGCATCCGATCTCGGTGCCAGCGTCCAGGACGACGACCCTCGCATCCCCATCGATCGCGTATCCGGCATCGAGCCGGACGGCCGCCTCGCCGTACAGGCATCCGACGGCAAGGATCGCCAGCAGCAGCGTCTCCTCGACGGTGTCCATATCGACGTGGGATCCAAACACGAGCCGGTACACAGACCGCCCCGTGCGGGGGTTGCCGATGCTCATGGTGTTCTCCTTGTGCCATCTACGCGAAACGCCCGCGGAGTGGCGAAGACGCTCACAGATACTCCTCGAGGCCCGCGTCGCGGAAGATCTCACGGACCTTGATGGCGACGTAGCGGAGCGTGCTGCGCGGCACCCCCAGCTCCTTGGCGGCGGGGGTCAGCGCCTCCCGCAGCATCTGCTCGCAGAGCGAGCGCTGCCGCGCGTTCAACTTGGTGAACGCGATCTCCAGGTCCACGCGGAGGTCGATCTTGCGACGCCACGCGTCGCCCGACCAGGAGGGGTCAATGGCGACATCGTCATTGGCGTCGAGCGGGCGCGGCGTGCCACGGCGCTTTTGGGCGCGCCGCTCCCGGAGGAGCGACAGGAGCCGCGTGCTGACGACCTGGTTGATGAACGCCTCGCGGTTCCCCCGCTCGGGATCGAAGCGGTCCCACACCTCCAGCAACTGAGCCATGAGCTCGCCGGCGATGTCCTCGGCGTCCGCGCGTCGGATGACGCCGCGTTCGCGGAGCTTCTTGACCTCGGTTCGGATGACGACGTTGGCAAACGCGAGATGCTTGGGGTCGATCTTCATTGGCTGGTTCTTTCAGTGCGCAGCCACAGCGCCGAGGCGCGTGGCCGCGTTGAGTGCTTGGTGGATTCAGGCGGATGACGGACGCAGTCGCCGACGGCGGCGGCGTCTCATGCGGTACAGGCGGCCGCCATGTGCGGCGTGCCTACGCAGTCAGCAGATCAGAGGTGGATGCGTTGGAGGCGCGCGGCCGGGTGCCGACGCACGCTGGTGGACGGACCGTGCCGGACTGCGAATGCTGTTCATGCATGACTTCCTCTTGTCGCTCGGCGCTATGCCGTTCGAACTGAGAGAAGCATGCTGGGGCGCGATTACCCGCCGTTGGACGGCGCGATTACCTAGTGATGAAATCTGTGAGGTGTCAGATCGTGGCGAGGCAGTAGTGGCCCCTCTCGCTTCCGTCGATCTTGATGCCTGTTACCGTCGTCTTCAGTTGGCGGCGGAGGCTGCTAACTGTCTTGGCAATCGTGTTCTTCTGAACACGCTGTCCGTCCCACACATCCTCCATCAATTTGCCCGTATCGAGGTACACACCGGGCGATCGACACAGTCGCTCGATCAGCCTGAACTCAGCGCTATTGCCGAGCTTGCAGGACCCAGACCCGTAATGAAAGGTGAAAGTACTTCGATCCGCCGTGGGCTTGTCGTAGTGGTGGGCACCGACGACCGGCGGTGCTGCGGTCGGAGCCGTGGTCGCGCCGGACGCGCCCAGCAGACCAACCGCTATGCCTGGGAGCGAGTTCGTCGCCACGCGACCGTGCAGCAGATCTTCCGCGCGATCTCGGATTGCTCCTGCTAGCGCGCCCAATATCTGCTCGGAGTGCTTGCGGTGCAGATCGAACGCGGCTTGTGCGATCGCCTTAGGGTCTTTCCCCGCGTGCCGCAGTGCCTTGGCTACCTCCGGAAATCGGGTCAGAAATGCGTGCGGCGTTCCAAGCGTACCGATTTCCTTGATGGTCCCCACGTAACGCTCGATGAGTGTGCACTCTTCCGGGTCCGTCCACGGATGGGTCATCAAGTCCGCCTGGTACATTCCCGGCGGGTCCTCATCGGCTGCCAGCCCCGCGGCCAAGGTCACCATCCGCCGATCGATGCACTGCGAACAGGTGCCACAGTGAGTGTGGGCATTGGTGCGCTCCCAGGTGTGGGCACAACTGATGGTCGTCGCGCAGAGTGAGCCAAAGCCCGATGCCTTGATCTCCCGCACGATGTCCGTCTTCGTCTTCCACAAAAAGGGATTCTCTACCGTGAACTCACGTTCGAAGATCGCGGTGAAGAGCTTCCCGAAGCCAGCGAGCGTTTGTGGATGCGTGGTGCGGCTAGCCCGTCCGCCAAGGCACTGCATGCTGAGGGGCAAGTTGAAGCTGACAACGCCGTTCTCGTAAAAGCGGATGCGAGACTTCCCCAGCATTTGGGCGACAACGGCGGCAAGCGAGGCGTACACGAACGAGCGCGCTCGCTGCGTGTACTCCTTGCCCAGTGACTTACCCTTGTTGAGTTCGACCTGAATGTGGAAAGGAGTCGGAGCCGTGCCGTTGAGCTGCTTGTTTAGCGCCTCCACGACGCGGCGCTGCGGGGCACCCACCTTTGTCGTCGGTTCATGACTGACGAGCGCCACCTTGCGCCGGCCGTCCACGATCTCCTTGACGGCCCCGCCAAATGAATCAAGCCCACCCGAGAAGAGCATGACCTCCTCGATACCACTGCTGTCAATGCCGTCTTTCCGAAAGTCGAGGTACCCATCAACGGCGGACGGCTTCTTGAGTTTGGTGAAGTTCAGTTCATAATCGTCGTCCGACAAGAAGGTCAGGACCTCGCGGAGAGGCTCCAGTACCCCCGGAGCCATCCAGAAGTCCGGATTGCGGACGGGGATCTCCAACCACAGGTGGCGTCGCCACTTCAGGCCGTACTCGAACTCAGCCTTCCCTCCGCGGCGGACCGCCTGGTCCGCCGCGTAGATGAAGGCGGCGATCTCCAAGAGGTCTGTATGCACGTCAGAGAGATTGGCCGTCATGGATGACGTCAGGTCGTGCAAGCGCAGATGCACATCATGCACCCCGTTCCCGAGAACGAGATTGACAGGTGCGATCGACTTCCACGCCCCACCGCGGGAGGAGAGCTTCGCGCCGCCGCACAGGATGACGTGCTTAGCCGACATCCCGCGCACCTCGAACCTCGAGTTCGGCTCTCAGCTTGACGAGCGCGTATGCGGCGAAGCTCCGTGCCGATTGCTTGGAGATGCCGGTCTCGTACTTCGACTTGGAGAACCAGCCACCTGCGTAGTCCCGGACGATCAGCGCGGCCTGCCGGGTGTGGACGGCCAGACGCTCAAGAAATGCCGTGTGCTCTGTCGGGTCGTTGAATCGCTGGTTGGGCCCAACATGCTGCGAGAGCTCGCGACTGAGGTGATACGTGAGGTACCGCTGCATGAGCCGCGCAAAAAAGTCATGGGACAGCGACGCAAACCCCTCTCGGGTCGAAAGGTCGCGCACCGCGCTTTGCACGGGCGCTGAATCGGTCTGCCACAGGTTCTCGGAGGCGGGGCCGGTCAGCGCTGAGAGCGACTCGACCGCCGCGAGCTGCGCCATTTCACCGATGTCGGTACGAGATCGCGTGTTGCGAAGGTGCCGGTCAATCGCATCGCTCAAGGCCCCAGCGAGGTCGTAAACGTTTGCGTCGGTCGGGACGTCTAATCCGAGTTCCTTGAGCCGGGAGACGAAGTTCGCCTCATCCCGTGCCGCGATGGTCACGTGCGCGAGCAAGTAGACTGCATGGGCAAGTCCTTCATCTCCCTTGGCCAGTTCAAGACCGTGTTCGGCGGCTTGCAGTGTGGACTGGGCTACCCCGGCGACGGGCGCGCCTTCCGCGACGAGTGCCACAACCTCGCGCCACGGCGCGGTGTCGGGTGTTCGGCTGCCTCTTTGGTGGCCCATAGCGCCGGCGCTGCCGCCCGGCGACGGTTACGCGCCGGCCATCCGGGCGTTGGGAGCCGTATCGTGTTCATCGGCACGCTTGCCAGCGCTCTTCACCCTGGCCGGATAACGATGATGAGGTTCTGGCCGGGACGACGCGCTGCACTTATTGCACATGCGACTCACGAGCGATAGACTCGGTGGTCCGAGAAGTGCAACATGCCCGCAAAGCCATCATCTCGTCGCGCAACACAGAGCGGCTCGGTGTCCCCAACCAAGCGCGAGCGCCGGCTCGCCGCAGAGGCCTCCCGGCTACTGCCGCGCACCTGGGGAAGTCTGAACCTGCGGATGCCGGGAGCAAGGGGCACTTCGGTCGAGCTGCCTGCCGTCGCCGTCCGGCTCCTGCGTAACGTGCTATCGAGTCTGGCAAATGGAGACGCGGTTACCGTTGTGCCGACTCCCGCTGAGCTGACAACCCATCAGGCGGCGGCGATTCTTGGCGTCTCGCGTCCGTTCCTCATCAAGGCGCTCGACGCTGGGCACTTGAAGGTGCGAATGGTCGGCACCCACCGCCGCATCGCGCTAGCGGACCTCATCGCGTACCGCGACGCAATGGTCGAGCGTCGCCACGCCGCGCTCGACGAAGTGACAGCGCAGGCGCAGGAACTGGGCATGGGCTACTGAGCCGCGACCACGCCTCCCGCTGCCGCCCCCAATCGGCCTCCGCCGCGACGACTCGCACATCCCGCTCCGACACCGCTTCCCGCTCCCCCGCCACCCGGGGCAGGAACAGAATCGCCTCCTGGATGTCCGGCGCGAGGTTCAGCATGTTCACGATCTGGCTCACCCGAGCGCGAGTCACCTGCCCGAGCTCAGCGATCTCGGCGAAGTCGGCCATCTCGCCGCTGCGCACCAGGTCCTCGAAGCGAATCGCCAGCGCCATCAGCCGCGAGATGCGCGGAACGCGGCCCTCGGCCACGGTCGGCGGCGTAGCGCGTTCGCCCGCGTGCATCACGCGCGCGCCGCATTGGCCCGTGGTGATATGAACCTTGAAGTCGAGCGTGATGCCGTCGCTCATGCCTCCTCCTCCTCGTGCCCTCGCTGGCCGATCGACCGAAGGCCCAGCGGATGGAACGTGATCGAGACCGACCCCTTCGTGGCGTCGTAATCCACGCGCTGGACGAGCATCCGCATCAGCCGGGCCTGTTCCTTGGGCGTGAGGCGGGACCAGATGCCGTCGAACTCACCGAGCGCGGCGTCCACATCGGCCTTCGTGATCTCCCCCGCGCTCGTTTCGGCGATCTTCTGGTTCAACGCCGCGGCCTGCTCCTCGCATGCCCGCACCTTCTCGTGCAGGTCGGCCAGCCGCGATGCCGCGTGGGCGTCGCTGGCCGCGTCGCGGGCGACGCGGGCCAGGTCTGCCTGGAGCCGGGCCATCTCGCGCTCGACCGCGCTCAGTTCGCCCTCCGCCGCCGTGCGCTGCGCAGTCAACTGCTCGCGGCACTTTGCCAGCGTCAGGGAGAGGAGCGCCGGGTCCCTTCCGATGCTCCGGATCTGCTCGACCACGAACTTCTCGATCTGCTCGGCGGGCAGCGACCGGCACGGGCACGAATCCCACCCCTGCTTCTGTGCCTTGTAGCAGACGTAGTAGCGGTACACCCGCGTCCCGTTCTTGTTGGTCATCGTGTGACCCATCGAGAGCCCGCACGGGCCGCAGTGGATGAGCCCCTTGAGGAGCGCGCCGAACTTGTTCCTCGCCACCATCCCACCGTCGCGGCCGTTGTGCCGGAGCATCTCGTTGACCTTGGCCCACAAGGCGTCATCCACGATCGCCTCGTGCTCGCCCGCGAACGTCTCGGCCTTGTACCGCACGCGCCCCCGGTACAGGATGTTCGTCAAGACCTTAAGCACGGCGGGCTTGTCCCACTCGCGCCCGCCGTACGCCGCGCCCTTGGGCGTGCGAACGGCCTTGGTCCGCAGGCCGCGACCGTTGAGCTCGCGGGCAATGTCCAGGAGCGACCGCTTCGAACGGTACAGCCCGAAGATCTCGCGCACGAGTCCGGCTTCGTCCGGATTCACCACCAGCTTCTTCGTCACCGGGTCCACGTCGTACCCGATCACCGAGCGCCCACCCGACCACTTACCCTTGCGCCGCGCCGCCGCGATCTTGTCTCGCGTCCGCTCGGAGATGATCTCCCGCTCGAACTGCGCGAACGAGAGCAGGATGTTCAGCGTGAGCCGCCCCATCGACTGCGTTGTGTTGAACTGCTGGGTGACGGAGACGAACGACACCTTCTTCCGCTCGAAGATCTCCATCATCCGGGCGAAGTCGATCAGCGACCGGCTCAGCCGGTCCACCTTGTAGACGACGATGCAGTCGACCTTCCCTGCTTCGATGTCGGCCATGAGACGCTTGAGCGCCGGCCGATCCATGTTGCCGCCGGTGAACCCGCCGTCGTCGTACCGATCCTGGAGGCAGACCCATCCCTCGTTCTTCTGGCTGGCGATGTACGCCTCGCCGCTCTCGCGTTGGGCGTCGAGCGAGTTGAACTCCTGCTCCAGCCCCTCCTCGGTACTCTTGCGGGTGTAGATCGCGCAGCGGATCTGGGCCGGCGACTTGGACTCGGGTCGTCTCTTCATGCGCGGGCCTCCGCCTTCCGCTCCCCGCGAGCCGACGGCAGGCGGAAGAAGCTCACCCCGTTCCAGTGCGCCCCAGTGATCTTCTGTGCGATCGCCGTGAGCGACCGGTAGACCTCGCCCTCGTACTCAAACCCCCGGGGCAGCACCCGCACCACGATCGCCCGTCCCTTGTACTCGCGGCGGATCACGGCCCCGGGTTTCGGGAACGTATCGGGGCGGCCCGCGTCGAACGCCGCCGCGACCGTTCGTCCAGTGCCGTTCGCAGCCGCGTCGGCGGCACGCGGGGCGCTCAATCGGATCTCCGCGTCGTCGGCCAGTTCGAGCGCCCGCCTTCGTGCCCGCTCCGACAACCCGCCCTCGCGGAGCGCCTGCATCCGCCAAACGATTCGCTTGATCAGGTACTGCTTGTGGTTCGTCCGTGTGGGCTCGCCGAAGACTTCGGCGTAGCGCTTCTTCAACTCGGGGACGGTGAGTCGGCTCAGGGCCTTCACCGTCGCGGGAATGTCATCGGGCGTGTGGTTCATCGGGACTCTCCGGTTTGCAAGGCGTCAACCAAGCGGACGATCAAGGCGGACCGGTCCCGAGGGTTCAAGTCCATCTTCCTCGCTTTCTGACGGGGCCGAGATGTCGCCCGAGTCGCCCATGCGGCGGGCATCCTCGCGCTGGCGACGGATGCCATCCGCCAGAATCTGGGCAATGGTGTGCAGCCGCTTGATCGGGGTCAGCAGCGCGAGGTCATCGCGCTCGGCCCCCTCGTCGAGGTCGATGGTCAT